ACTTGTAATTGAAGTTGCAGAACTAATTGTACCCAAGGAAGTAATATCAGTTGGACTGTTCAAAGAATCCCAGTAAAAAGAACTATTCGCATAACTTGAATAATTAGCATAATTACTATAATTCCATGTCGAATCATTTAAATCATCTTGATCCAATACTAAAGAACCATTTTGATAAATATAAGTTGAATTTACTTCACTAACATTAAATATAGAACCTTCTCCCATATTAACATTTCCTGAAGGTGTCCAACTTCCTACAAGTGTTCCATAAAATCTTGTAGCATTTATATTTGTTGCATTGTAAATGTCATTTGTACCCATTTCTAAGTTTTCATCAACTCTAAAAGGGTCACCAGCTATCGCAAAACTAGACAAAACTAGAATTAAAATAACCATAATTAATATATTTTTGAATTTCATTGTGTAATTACCTTTTTCCAATCTGCTATTGTAGCAGTTCCAGAAGATATATAATGTCTACTATTTGTAGAATCATAATATATAGCTCCAATCATTGTTGGTGCATCTGTTGGTACACCAGTACCAGTTGTAACAAATGCTCTACTCTTTTGGTCTGTGACCATAATATTCCAATCAGCAGAAGGAAAATCATCCCCTGCCTGTTTTGTATCATCCCAACTAATCTCGATCACCCTTATTTAATTTTTGAATTATCATTTTATGTTCCTTTTCTATTTTTAGTTCTTCTTTTGAACGAGTTTTCCACACCATTTTAATCCACCATAATACTAGGTCTTATTTTGATCCTATGTTTTCTCATTTCTCTCTCTTTGTAATTATAAATAAGGCTCTCTCTCCAATGAGTATATGGAACCCCTTTAGTAACTTGTAAATCTCCTAGTTGATAACCAGCATTAAATGTATAAGTTGCACCTAAAGCATTCATACCACAACATATCGCAGCCTCAATCATCATATAAGTCCTAATAAATTCTGGTATTTCTAATTTAACAATAGAACTTGAAGCCTCATGAGTTTTTACTAATTTATCAACTTGTATTGTTGTTCCAACTGGTGCAAGATTTATTTGAGCTACTTCTTTATTTCCATCCATACCATAAATTGTAACCCAGTCATTAATTGCAAAGTCAGTAATATCGGCAACCTCTAAAGCAACATCTGTACTTATTGTACTAGCAGTATTTAGAGTTGTATATGTTTCGCTTTCATCTAAGAAGCCATAAATATATTTAATAATTGTATTTTGTGATCCTGAAAGAAAAGTTGATGTTTCAGCACCATTTGCCAATTCCATTTTTCCACTTGGTTCATGTGAATTAACGTATTGAGGCGTAATTGATTGAGTAGAATTAACTTTTAATTCCCTTACAGAAAGTAATGGGTTTTTTCTAGTAAACATTATTCGTCTACTATTACCACTTCTAACTTCAATCTTTACAGTTGGAACAAATTTTGTATTCATCCAACGAGCCATTTCTTTTTCAACTTGTGAAATATAAGAAGTTATTTGAGTATTAGTAATCAATGAAGCTGGTACTCCTGATCTGTCTCTAACTTCTGTTACAGTTATGAATGTCATTTTCTTATTAACTCCTTTATGTCTGTTTTAATTTCCTGAATGTCATCATGTATCGAAAGTATTCTTTCTTCATTTGTAAGAATCTTTTTTTCAGATTCAAATACATCATCATGAAGTTGTGAAATTGTTTCCGACCTCTCTTTTAAGAAAACTATATCGCTTTTCATTGTTACACCATAAGCCACCACAGTGGTGATACAACCTAATAAAGCAATTAGTGTCATAATCATAGCCAAAGTGCCTTTTTGTATGATAAACCCACCATTACCATCACTCTTGAATAGTTTCGTCTGTGCCATCATTAAGGAATTCTTTTTTTACTTTTTCATCAACATCATCCCTGTTATGGATTTCGTCACCATTATTGATTGCAAAGATTAAAGATTCCTCTACTGGATATTTTTCTATTATTTCTTCAGCAGTTTTATTGCCAACTCCATTAATTTTAACCAGCCTTTTTCGATAAAGTTTAGTTTCTTTGTCTTCAGGAGATTGTCTTGGAGTATGGACTTTATTAACAATTCCCTCTGGATTTTTTTCAGCATCTGCTTTTATATCATCTACTTTCTTTAAATCATGAGGTTTTGCATATTCATAAGGAATATCAATACTTTCTGTTGGTCTAATTGTTTTCCAATAATAACGCCCATTAGAATCAACTAATCTATATTTAATGTTTTTTGAAGTCTCATTTTTATACATCATTCTAATATTCCTCAACCAAAACATAAGCAGTAGTTATGTCACCTGCAGCCGCAGCAGTTATTGCTAAATTTAATTTTCCAAATATAATAAATGGTTCATAAATTTCATTAGTTCCATCATAAGTAACATCTGTTCCAGTATTATCTTGAGAAGGTGTTTTTGGATAATAAATACCATTATCATCATCGGGTGCAGCCCCTAAAGTTCCAATATTAATAACTTCTTGAATTGCCTTTGTCACGTCAGTAGAACCATTTGGATTCATCTCGAAAATATTTATATCTCGATCACTTGTACTAGCAGGAGTAGAATTACTATAAACCATTTTAACAGCTAATACTTTTCCTCTAATCACAGTACTTGACATTGTTGAACCAGTAGTTGCACCTGCAGCTATTGTGTTTTGAATTTTATACATAGTTATTTTGCTTGCCATTTTTTCCCTCGTCTTTTGTCCGTTTAGTCGGAAGTTAGGTTTAAATTAAAAATTAAATAAAAAAAAATAAAAAATTATTCATAGATATATCTTGAAATCTTTTCTTTAGCTAACCACACACTTCTTGCAGCACCAGCCAAAGCTTGGATTCCTACATAAGGGATTAAATCAACATCATTTGTCAAAGCTTCTGTTCTATATACTTCTTTATTATTAATGAAGAAATGAGCTTGTCTATCTTCGTCAATTTCAATTCTGAAATAATATATTGTACTTGCTTTAACTTCTACACCTGAATCTGCATTAATGTCTACTCCACCAATTGAACTTATTATTCTCCAATTTGTGTCTGTATCATCTGTACTAAATCTAAAAAAAGCTTGATCATCGTCAGTTGCAATTACTGGTGTATTAGTCAGTTTCAATCCATTCCATAAAAGAGTGGTCAATATTGCTGAATCTGTTTTTATAACTGCTTCCCATTGAGTTTGATTTTCAGTTCCCCAAGGAATACCAGTCCATGCTGATTGTTTAACATCAAGATGTGGACATACAATCATTTGATCATTATCTGCACCAGCAGTTAATAACTCAATTGCTCCAACAGTTGTTCCAAACTTACAATTTGCAGTCACAGCATTAGTTCCAAGTATTTCAAAATCTTTATTTGCAGCATTACTTGCAACGGTGATTACACCATTTGCTGCAGCAGTAGCATCAGCATCTGAAAAAGCACTATTTACAACCGCATTTAAAGCTGGACACTTTTGAAATTCTTCTGTAAGAATATATCTATTAGAACCTTCAATTACTGGTTTGTTCAAAACAAAAGCTTGGTCAAACTCGTATGGTCCATTTTTATATGGTGGACTCGCTGGTCCCTTTGGGTTTCTAAATCCTTTTCCCATTTTTAGTCTCCTATTTTTTTATAAAAAAATAAAAAAATTACAAGGCCCCCATTACATGGATTGTTCTAGCTTCGTTGTCTGTACCTCCTGGAATTGTTAAAACACCTGCAGTAGTAATACTAGCCACTGGTAAACATCCATCAGTTGCACCTTGACAAGTCATAGAAACAACTTTATCTGCACTAATTATTGAACTTACATCTATTGTATCTGCATCATCAGCAGTTGCTGGTGTTACAATTTTATAAACATTCCAACCAACTTGTGGTTGTTGTGAGACTGTACAGTCTCCGATTAATATCGCTGCCATTTTCTAAACCTCTATTGTATATTATCTACGAAACTGTTAAATTGAGTTGCTCTCATTGTAAGGGCTTCGTAAATTTTCAGCATATACTTTTTGCTGTCGTTAGTTTGTGCTAATTCTTGATAAGTCATATCTTGTAAAACTCTCATTTCAATGAAATCAGTGTCCAAGAAATAAATCTGTTTTGCACCAGATACGTTGCTTAAAAACATACTTGGAATTAAAGGAATTACTCCACACATTGTTTGTAATCCAATCGCAGTAGGGATTCCAAAAGGTAATGAATCAGTTGAAGGTGCAATTCTAAACATATCAATCATAATCTGTCTAAGATCAACTACTACACTTGAAGATGCAACAGCGATTTTTGGTCGTCCACCATCATCAAAAGCATCCTGAACAGATTTTTCTACGTCTAACCAAGTTAATGGTGCACTAGCTAAATCTCTTTGGTTAGTTGTTGCTTGTAATTTTACGATTCCTGAAAATTGTGTTGCAGTTGTATCAGCATCACCATTTAAAATTAAGTTTTCTTCTAATTCTTTCAAAGCTCTTGCTTTTAATAGAACATCAGTTTGTTTTGCATTTGGTGCTCCAACAGGTGAAAAGTTTCCTTGTCCCATTCCAGAACCATTCGGATTAAACCCTTCAATCATATAAGAAGGCATCGCAGCTTGCATCGGACCTAATACTCGGCCAACGGCATATAAGAATTTAATTGAAACTGATCCTCTTTCGTAACTATCATCAACATCTGGTAAAGCTCCATCTGCACCTGCAGTATAAGCATCTCCCTTTGCAGTGATAATGCTATAATCAGCAGTCAATCCCATATTTGAAACTCTTGGAATTAATTCTACTAAAGGAGTGTATTTTCTTGAAACATCGACTAAACGTGGATCAACATAAATTGGTACTAAAGCATAACCTGCAGTTCCAGCACCACCAGTAGTTGGACTTAATGCTTTCTTTTGTAAAGATAACAGTCCTTTTTTCATTATTTTATTTAATTGCTCTCTAGCATCAGATTTTTGCCATGTATTTACATACATAGTTCTATCATTCATCTTTCCGAAAGCTACTTGGTATGCTCCTGAATCATCAAATCCACCAGCAATTGATTTTGTTCCTACTTCCATTTTATAATCCTCAAATTGAATCTAATGGTCCTACATAACTTTTTTCTTCAAGTTCTGCATTTCCTTTAGCTTCTTGTGTTTCAGCACCTTTTGACTTTTGTAGTGGTTTATTTACAATAGCCTTTAATTCTGCATTTTCGTCTTTTAAACTTTTAATCTCATCTCCAAATCCTTTCAGCATTGATTTAATTTCTGAAAGATCACTTGCAGTTGTATCATTAGATTTCTCATCAACTTTTACATCAGCTTTCACATCTGCAGGTTGAGTTTCATCTGGTTTTGGGTTGTCTTTTTTATATACCATTGAGTTACACTCCATTTTACTTTTTAATTCTGATAAGTCTATATTTATCTTATCAACTTTACTTTTGATCTCAATTAACTCCATATCATTTGGATCATTGGATTCTTCTGATTTCATAAATTCGAGACTTTTAGCCATAACTGATCTAATTCCAGCATTTGGATTGATAGGGTTTCCAGTCAAAGCCACATTTAGCAAATTAACATCATCCAACAATCGAATCTCGACTCCATTCTTTTCTACGTATCTAACTTTTGTCGGTACAAAAGCAACACTGAAAGCATCATAGAACTCATCCTCTACATTTTGCCAAAGCTCTTCAAAGGTCATTGTAACATTTCCTTTTGAATCGAATCGTTTCCAAGTAGGGTTTAATTTCCAATCAACATATAGGCCAACTGAGTCTTTTTTATTTTTTATAGCTTTTCCTAGAACAATTTTTGTTTTATTTGCTTCGGTGTCAAGAATACTTCGCCCTCGTAGGGTTTCATGTTCAAAATCTAGTTTTATACTTCGCATAGCAAATTGATTATTCATGCTTTCCTGACAGTCTTGAGTCATTATATCATTCACTAGATCAAGATCATCAGTTGAAGAATGACCACCAACATGATATTCTTTATCTCCTTTCTCATTAACAAAACTCTTATATTCTAATTTATCACTGTAAAAAACAAACGGTTTAATTGCTTTGTCATTAGCCATATAATATAATATATACTGGAATCTATTTAAGGTTTTTGAGACTCTAGTAAAAACTACTAATGTCTACCAAATTAGTAGCAAAATATGTTCCGTCATGTAACACTTTTAGAAAAAGAAAGAATAATTGCCCTCAAATGGGACTAAGAGGGCGTTTTTAATGTAACAGTATGTACTTATTCATCAAATTCATACAATACAGAACTACGACAATTCACATGGAAAGGGTTAGTCATCCACTCATCACCATCAAAATTAAACCGATCTTCAATTGGAATAGCCTGATCTTCATTTCCATACTTCTTATTTAAATCTCTACATAAACCAGAAGTCCTGTCATCAATATGCACTGAAATATATTTCTTTACCTTTAAACCACTTTTCATATAGCCATGAAGCTTTCCAGTTCCCAATGCTCTTTGTGTTTCAGTTCTAGCAATTGCTAAAGCTCTATTCTCACTAATATCAAACACTTTTGAAATATCCTTTTGAATCTCCTTTGCACCCTTACCATCCATAAATCCACGTTGCAAGACTTGTCTTAGACTTTTAATGTTTTGCTCATTCATGTCTTTTATATTATCAAAAGTATAATCTGCAATAAAATCCATTGCAGCACGATCTGGAACCATATTCATTTGAATCTCAACTTCTGCTTCTTCAAAACCTTTCATATAATTATTATTAATTATTGCAGTGGTAATTGCTTTCAAAGAAGCAAGACTGAATAAAACTTTCATTTTTCCAATTATACCACTGAAATCTTTAATATCTCCAATTATATCTGGTTTGGTTGCTTCTGCTACAAGTTTATTTAAATCTTTTTCATTATTACTTAGAACAAATTTGATTGCATCTTCAAGAACTTTAGGAGATGTTGGTCTTTCATTCTCACCCAATAATAATGGATTCCCTAATGGATAATCTTTCTTATCAACATTAAATCTGGATTCCATATAATCTATTACTTCGTCAATCTTCTTTATTTCATCATTACTAAGGTCTTTTGAATTTGGTTCTTTTGTATTCCTAGAATCATTTTCTGGGTTTTCATCAACATTTCCATTTTCACCAGCAACTTTGTCATCATCTTCGTTTGTAGCAGTATTTCTATTTTGAGAAGAATCATTTTGATTTCCAAAAGTAAAATTATTCTGTGCATTATTCTTTTTTGGTGCTTCATCTCCACCATCAATTGGATCAAGACCTTCGTCTGCTCTAACTTCATTAACAGTTCTAAACACTTCTGTCTGGATTTTGTATAATTCAGCCTTTTGTCTTTCTTCGTCAACATCAAATTTCTTAAATATAATCTCATATTTTGGCTTTCTAATTATTTTTCCAGATTTGGTTGTAATTTCTCCATAATATCCAAACTCATTAACTATCTGCATATTATACATTGTTTCAAGTTTCCTTAATATTGGATTAATAG